TCGGATGCCGAAGTTAGTACCCTAATCCTAGAATGTGCGGGAGGGAATTGGTCCGGGGGGACACCCCTAACAATTGCAAAGGGTACTCATAATATGTTTGGTGATACAAATAATACAAATCCTTGGAGTGCAACTATTAATTTCACTGCAAACACTGTCGATTTCCAACCTAACACTACAATGGCTGATAATGGTCATTACAACATTTTCGTTGAATATACATCTCAACACGCAGATGGAAAATTATCAACTCTGACAGAAGGTACTACAGAACGCATCAACTGGGGATATTAATTTTATAAGTTAATAATAGAATGTCAACAACAAATATTCAAACCTTCTCCGGAGATGTATCAGTTGGAGGTGGTTTGAATATTTCGGGTTCAGTAACTTCTACAGCAGGTATAGATAAGGTTACTCTAGCTGAAGACGCCACAGATGCTTCTAGGCGTATTCTTTTTACAACCGGTTCCACGGGTGCACAACCCCTGAAGACCGATGCAGGTATCGTATATAACCCTTCTACCAATACATTGACCGCTGGTGTGTTTAGTGGGAGTGGTGCAAGTATTACAACATTAAATGGAAGTAATATATCTTCTGGGACCGTCGCGGCGGCAAGGGTTGCAACCTTAAATCAAAACACGACTGGTTCAGCTGCCACATTGACGACAGCACGAACGATTGGGGGTGTTTCCTTTAACGGGAGTGCAGCTATAAACCTTCCAGGTGTTAACATAGCTGGTAACCAAAACACATCTGGGTCTGCGAGTTCGGCTGGGAACGCCGACACCGTCGATGGGCAACACGCTCATGAAATGTCGTGGGGGCATGATACCGCTCATGCGACTTATAGCGACTTTAATACATTTCTTAACACTGATAAGTTTGGTGCTCACTTTGCCGCGGGAACTACGAATGGACCAGGGCAATCTGGGGCTACGCAATATTACCATCAACGCATGTCTTTGGGGTCGCAATACAACAACTACAGCTTACAGCTGGCTATTGGTCGTGGCAGAACCGATAATTACTTGTGGTACAGAAACGAAGAGGCTGACACACCGACCACTTGGTACAAGATGAGAGCTGGGTATGCGGATAGTGCTGGATCGGCGACTTCGGCGACAACGGCTGGGAACGCCGACACCGTCGATAATCTTCACGCCAGTAGCTTCTTACGTAGTGATGCAGATGACACAGTGGGTGCGGGTGTTACATATACTTGGTCTGCGACTGACATACAAGGGTTAGTATTTAAGAACGCTAGTTACAACGCCTTTTTATATGTAGGGGGCTGGTCAACTACAAATAGCAATGATATCTCTCGTATACGAACCTCAGGTGGTAATTTACATATTGATAGTGCTGCTAATGGAAGCATTTATTTAAACTGGTACACGGCTGGGTCGGTACAAATCGGTAGTGACACAACTGTTACTGGTGCTCTTACTGCAACTGGTATAATAACTTGTAGTGCTAACAAAATGGTCATTGCCGGGGGTTCACCAACTTTGTACCTACGTGATAGCAATGCGCGTACTGGTATGATTCACCAAAATGATGGCATTATGTATTTCCTGTCGGGAGTTGCTGGTAGTGATAGTTGGTCGCAAGTTAACGGTGTGTGGCCACTTAGTCTCAACTGCACCAACAACGCCGCCACCTTTGGTGGGACAGTCACAGCACCCACTTTTAGTGGGGCGCTTAGTGGAAACGCCACCACGGCGACAACTGCTGGGAGTATAACGTCTCAGGCAAATTCTGCTACAATCACAGCAAGTGCCTCTGCTGGTAACAATACCATCGTCCAGAGACACGCATCTGGATACATATATGCAAACTACTTTAACACGACACCAAATGATGTTACGAGTGGTGTTACCAAGGTGTGTATTGAAAGTGGTAATGATGGTTTTATTCGTCACGGTACAGCCGCTGCTATTAAAACCTTCATTGGTGCGCCCACTACATTCTTTAACGCCGCGGATAACAACGTCGCCATTGGGAATTTCGCGGGTAGTTCCAGTCAGGGAAGCACCGCCGTCGCCATTGGGTATGAAGCGGGTAAGACCAGTCAGGGAACCTACGCCGTCGCCGTGGGGCGCGAAGCGGGTGAGACGTCTCAGTCGTCATATGGTATCGCCATTGGTCGTCTAGCGGGTAGTTCCAGTCAGTTCGGCAACGCCATCGCCATAGGGCGCCAAGCGGGTCAGACGTCTCAGGAAGAAGAAGCCGTCGCCATTGGGTATCAAGCGGGATTGACAAACCAACGAGGCCGAACCGTCGCCATTGGGTATCAAACGGGATATCTGCGACAGTCTGACCAATCCGTCGCTCTAGGGACCTCCTCGGGTAGGACCGATCAGGGATATCGCGGTATCTCCCTTGGGTACCGCTCGGCATATTCAGCTCAGGGAAGCTACGGCATCGCCATTGGGTATCAAGCGGGATATTCAAGTCAACCTGCAAACACGTTCTATGTAGCTACCAATTCTGTAAGAAGCCAAGGTGGATCCTACAACATGCGATACAACACTACTACGGGTGAAGTCTCCTATACCTCATCAGACGATCGTGTAAAAGATGGCGAAACCCTGATTACAGATGCAGTCAAGACATTGTCAAAGCTGAGACCACAAAACTACTTCAAGCGAACGAAATTAGACCCAAACGCTCCAGAACAAAACTGGTATCATGAGTCAGGTCTCATGGCACAAGAGGTATACTATAGTGTTCCAGAAATGAGACACTTGGTTCTGATACCACCCGAAGCAGGTGACATTGATAAGTATACACCCCCCCCTAGTGATGACCCCAGCCAAGACCCAGATTACTCCGTGTGGGGAGATGGAATTGCATCAGTTGATTATATGCAGATGGTCCCTTACCTCGTCAAGGGGGTTCAGGAAATTGTCACCGAACTCCCCCGTTCGAAAACTACAGTATCAAACACTTGGGGACAAAATATTACAGGTCTTGTCGTGAGTGCAAACACTAACAAACACAAAACAAACACAGTTCCTATAGTAAATATCAGTACTGTATCTATGGATAAAAGTTGGTACGGTGTTGTTTCCAGTGATAAAACCGACTCTATAGAGTATGATACACTCGTGGATACCAAGGGTGACTCCCGGATTTGGGTCACGGACACAAATGGTACTCTCGAGTCGGGAGATCTCTTGACCACATCTAATGTAGCTCCAGGTTATACACAAAAGCAGGAGGGTGGTGCCTTAATGAATTACACAGTCGCCAAGGTGACCCAAGATTGTGACTTTACAGAACCGCTACAGGTGTCTATTAAAATTCCTAAAAGGGAGCTTTCAAATGTAATGTATTACATCCACGATGAATCATATGAAATTTCACTTGATGACTATGAAAAAAGACCATCATTCAAGACAAGTGTAGAGGAAATACCCATATACTTTAAAGAGGTCGTGGATGGGGGTGAAACGATATACTACCAAGGTGATATGGAGATAAGTTCTTTGAAATATGACTCTCTCCCAGATGATGCTATTAAGTCAGTCAAACACTTACATGAAATTAGTGTTGAAGAGTATAATACACTCGATGCTGTAGAAAAGGCTACATATTCTTTGGGTACAAGCAAAACATATAAAGCTATACAATTTTCCAAATCAAAAAAGCAAATACCTCAACACGATGAGGTACGTATTTTAGAAGAACTCGTGGATGTCCTCGATGAAAATGGACAAACCGTATGGGAAGAAACGGGTGAAACCAAACCCGTATATACCCTCGTGGATCATGGAACCTACAAGGCTGCCCTTGTCAGTTGTAAACTCATTTAAAATCATGAAGACCTGTACAGAACGCATCAACTGGGGATATTAATTTTATAGGTTAATAATAGAATGTCGACAGCAAATATTCAAGCCTTCTCCGGAGATGTATCAGTTGGAGGTGGTTTGAATATTTCGGGTTCAGTAACTTCTACAGCAGGTATAGATAAGGTTACTCTAGCTGAAGACGCCACAGATGCTTCTAGGCGTATTCTTTTTACAACCGGTTCCACGGGTGCACAACCCCTGAAGACCGATGCAGGTATCGTATATAACCCTTCTACCAATACATTGACCACTGGTGTGTTTAGTGGGAGTGGTGCAAGTATTACAACATTAAACGGTAGTAATATATCTTCTGGGACCGTCGCAGCAGCGAGGGTTGCAACCTTAAATCAAAACACGACTGGTTCAGCTGCCACATTGACGACAGCACGAACGATTGGGGGTGTTTCCTTCGATGGGTCTGCGGCTATAAACCTTCCAGGTGTTAACATAGCTGGTAACCAAAACACATCTGGGTCTGCGAGTTCGGCTGGGAACGCTGACACCGTCGATAATCTTCACGCCAGTAGCTTCTTACGTAGTGATGCAGATGACACAGTGGGTGCGGGTGTTACATATACTTGGTCTGCGACTGACACACAAGGGTTAGTATTTAAGAACGCTAGTTACAACGCCTTTTTATATGTAGGGGGCTGGTCAACTACAAATAGCAATGATATCTCTCGTATACGAACCTCAAGTGGTAATTTACATATGGATAGTGCTGCTAATGGAAGCATTTATTTAAACTGGTACTCGGCTGGGTCGTTACAAATCGGTAGTGACACAACTGTTGGTGGAACAGTCTCGGCGACCACTTTTAGTGGGAGTGGGGCAAGTCTTACAACATTAAACGGGAGTAATATATCTTCTGGGACCGTCGCGGCGGCAAGGGTTGCAACCTTAAACCAAAACACAACTGGACAAGCGGGCAGTATAGCGAGTCAGACGAACTCTGCTACAATCGCAGCAAGTGCGGATGCTGGTAACAATACCATCGTACGGAGAAGTGCAGCTGGATACGTATTTGCAAACTACTTTAACACGACAGCAAATGATGTTAGCACAGGTGTTACTAAGGTAATGGTTGAAACTGGTAATGATGGTTATATTCGTCACGGTACAGCCGCTGCTATTAGAACCTTCATTGGTGCAACCTCAGCCGACACCGCATCAACAGTTGCGATGAGAGATAGTGCCGGTGATATTAATGTTCGTTTGTGCCGCTCGGATTACACAAATGAAAGTAATTGTGGTGCCGGTATAGCGTTTAGGAATAGTACATCGGATAATTACATCCGTTTTTGTTCGACTATGAGCGCAGTGAGGTCACGTATTGGGTGTGCGGCCCTAGCTGGTACAGCCTCTCAACATTTCTCTGCGAATAACATTTATATAGGTAATAGTACAACCAAAGGTCTTCGTTCAGTGTCGGGTAGCTACGGAACGGTGCAAACAACTGGGACAGGTTCGGGGAACTGGGAAGGGTACTCCGTTGATGGTAGATGGGTATTTATGAGTGACGACTCTGGAAACACCAGTCATGTTGGTATCTATAATGATATGGATAATGAATGGGCGATTTATATTACGAGGAATGGATCTACAAGTTTGTACCACAACGGCGGTGAGAAGGCCAGAACGGAATCAACGGGCTTCTATATGTTAGGCGCACCCGAAATGGATGGATATATAAGACATCGAGGTGATAACGACACTATGTTCGGGTTTTCAGCGAATGACACATTCGCGGTAAGAACTGCTAACGGTGAACGTTTAGTTGTCCCGTCAGGTGGTGGTTTAAAGGTATATGGAGTTGAAACCACAACAAATTACGGTTCTGGTAACAGGGGGTATTTCAAAGGTGGTATTTACACCAACCCAGCTAACCTGGGTTTTGGACTTTACGTCGCAGCTTACATTCGTTCCAGTGGAAGTGTTTCGTTTAGTGACCAACGCATAAAGAGTAACATAGTCGATATAAACGATACGTACGCTCTCGACCAACTTCGTGGATTAAAGCCAAAATACTACAATTACAAGGATGTAAAAGAGAGGGGTGATGAATCCGTCATAGGTTTCATCGCCCAAGAAGTGAAGGAGGTGGTTCCACGAGCTGTGTCTATCACGGATGGAGAAATACCTAATATTTACACACATGCAAACATCACTTCAAATAATACCGTAACATTCACAAACTTTAATACATCAAACCTTGAAAGTAACGCGACCACCATCATCGCATACGATAGGGGTACAGTCCGTAAAGAATTAGAAATTGCAGAGATAGTAGATGCAAACACAATTCGTTTCATTGATGATATTTCTGATTTAGGATGTTCATTCGATGAAAATGGGAATGTGATAACTGTGACCGAAACTATAACACTAACACCCAAAGAATATAGTACATATCAGGATTCGACGGATTGTACATCAAACGTACTTGGGTACAGTAGCGGTAATACTTTTGTATCAGTTGAAGAATATGAATCGATCACAGTTAAAGCTATATACGCCCCGGTAATAGATTTTTACACGAGGGTCGAAACTACATATCCTGGTTCGGAAATATATGTTTGGGGTCAAAAAATCGATGATTTTCATCATATCAACAAGGACTATTTGTGGACTATCGGAACGGCAGCCCTCCAAGAGGTGGACAGGCAGCAACAAGCTGATAAATTGCGGATATCAGAACTTGAAACGCAAGTTACTAGTATTTTAACGAGAGTTCAAAATCTAGAAAACCCGTAGATGTAAAGTACTCGTCCCATCTAAAATAAACTTCTTACAAACTGTATCCCAATTTATAAGAAGATTGTATCTAACCTCCCAAAAGTCCTACGGACTTCGAAGCTTAAAAATAAACTCTCACTATATTATAAAATGTCTGGTGGTATCGCCCAACTCGTAGCCGTCGGAGCTCAGGATGTGCACCTGGTTGGTGACCCCCAAGTCAGCTTTTTCCGTTCTAGCTACAAGCGTCACACAAACTTTTCCCAAACTGTTGAGCGTCAGGTCATTCAGGGCAACGTCTCCAACAATGGCATGTCCACCATCCGCTTCGAGCGCAAGGGTGACATGCTCAACTATGTCTACCTCATGCCCATCAAAGGTGATGGTCTTTCGGCCAACACCTTCACTGATAACTGGACCGATGTGATCTCCAAGGTCGAACTCCTAATTGGAGGTCAGGTGATTGATGAACAGGATTCAACCTACTCGACCCTCATCGCCCCCACCCTCTCAGCCTTCTCTTCCGCTAAGTCGACGTCGGCCAGCCTCTATGATGGCACCAGCGCTTCTAAGTTCTACCCTCTCCGATTCTCCTTCTGTGAGAACTGGCAGTCGGCCCTCCCTCTCATCTCCCTCCAGTACCATGATGTCGAGCTTCGTATCACCTGGGGTATCGAGGCTGCCTCGAGTAAGTGGGAGGTGTACGCGAACTACGCCTACCTCGATACTCAGGAGCGTGAAGTGTTTGCTTCTCAGCCCCAGAACATGATCATGACCCAGGTCCAGAAGGCGATATCCTCCAACTCCAAGATCCAGGAGCTGAACTTTAACCACCCAGTCAAGTACATCGCCGCTGGTGATGCTTCTGCGGTCACGATGGTCAGCACAGCGACCAACAAGCTGAAGCTCCAAATCAACGGTACTGATGTGGCCGACTACAAGTTTGCCGATCCCAACTACACCACCGTGCCTTTGTATTACCACACTTCCCACGGTACAAGCTCTCCTGGCACCAAGCTCTTCTTCTACCCTTTCTGCCTCGATGCTGGTAAGCTCCAACCCACTGGTTCGTTGAACTTCTCGCGCCTCGATTCCGCGCGCATCATCAACGACACTGCCAACTGTGATAAGGATATCTACGCGGTGAACTACAATGTCCTCCGTATCGAGAATGGTATGGGTGGTCTTTTATATTCTAACTAATTAGTAAACAATGATTTGGAAGGTTATATTCCTTCTCGCCATCGTTTTTGTATTGACGTACAATCCCAAATCCAGGACACTCGAAAAGTTTGTTGGTCAGCCCACGCCACCAACCGAAAAGTCCTGTGAAAACACGCATTACGAAGCCGTTCAATTTGCTCAGACACCATACGAGTGTCCCACCCCAGGTAAATCTAAAATGGGTGTACTTACTTAAAAGGTATAGTCGAATATAACCTATAAATGATTCAGATGAACCGTGAAAATATTATGATGCTCGCGACAGCTGTATGTCTTATTGGTATCATTTTCCTGTTCAGGGAACTCAATAAGACGAAGGAGGAAATATCTGGGTTCAGAACATTTTCAGAGCATCTCGTTCAGCGTATGAACACACCCGTGCTCGAGGAAGAGGAAGAGGAAGAGGAGAAAGAACTCGAGACTGAACCTACACAAAAAATTGAAGAAAAAAAATAAGAATAAACATATCATCATATATTAACTTGCGAATGCGCAATGAAAAAGTATAAAGCAATTGCAGTACCAGTTACTTTCGCCTCGGGAAAACCTATATTTCTCACAGTGAGAGACCGTCGATTTAAGGATTGGATATTTGTCACTGGTGGGTGTAGACGACGTGAAATTTTCAATCCACTTCGGTGTGCTCTCAGAGAACTCGAGGAGGAGACGAGGGGTGTAGTATCTTTAAAAAGTGGTGAATATACAGAATTTAAGTTTGTGGTCAAAGAGAGTCCAGGGGTGGATCTCGAATATAATGTCTTTATATTCTTCGTGGATTATTCACTCGCAGAGCAACAATCTCAGGTGAAGAAGTTTTATGATGAGAAGCAGAAGACAAATCTAAAAAAGTTGTTGAATCAACCCATTAAAAAAACATACGATGAAAATGATTTTATGAATTATGAAACCCTAGAGGATTTCAATGCACGTAAGAGATGGAAACTTATAGTGGATAACGTGATTAAGAATCCTCAATTTTATGCGTGTATAAGTTCTCACAATAGAAAAACCTTCTCTATTAAATAATGAAGTCCAAGGCTTACATTGTAATGCAGATTGGAGAACTATTGGAAAAGAATCGTGGTCTCTGTGAGGAGGAAATTGAGGAGTGGAAAGAAAATAACAAAGATATGACAGTTTATGAACTGCTCACCTTTAAGAAACAATTGTCCCAAGGAAAAGAGTTTCCAGATGTTTCTTGTATGAGGTGGTTTAGAGAATAAGCGTGTACTCCAAGTATGTTTAAGGCTTGGTGTGCATCTCAAAAATTTAATAATGCAACCAATCTATCACATGTGCTCATGGACGGTGGTGTCCTTTCTGTGCCATTTGATAAATTGAATGATTTTTATGAACAGTATGTAGATGCTGTAAAGTGTGGTGAAAAGCTCTACGTTGTCGAGCAGAAGAGTGAGAGGTACAATTTTTTCGTGGACATTGACTACAAAGATGAAAAACCCCTGGAAGTCGATGAAATTAAGAGTATTTGTAAAGTAATTTGTGACAAAGTGAAACGACATGGTGGAAAAGAGTGTCTCATTTCGATCTCACCACCTAAAGAATCGGGTACACTCATAAAAACTGGTGTACATTTGAATTGGCCAGGTTTTGTAGTTGACCAGATATCAGCCCTAGCTCTCAGAGATCATATCCTATTGGCTCTCTCCGCCTTGAATAGTGGTACAGATTGGAATGAAATTATAGATATAGCTGTCTATGGAAACGCTAGTCGAAAAACAAAAGGAAGTGGTTTTAGGATGCCTTGGTCATACAAGAGAGCGAAACATAATCCGTGTGGTGGTCAGGGTTGTGAGAATTGTGAAAGGGGGCGGGTGGATCAATTAGCATATCTCCCAATATTTCGATATGTCGATGGCCCTCTCAGTACAGTTCTTCAAATTGACCAAAATCCGAATGTAGAAATTCTCAAAATGTCTGCAGTTCGAACAGATATGCCACAGATGACACACGTGGAACCTCCATCTATTGTAATCAAAGAAGGTACATTTACGAATGAGCAGACAAAGGATGAATTCCATGACGAAGAAACGAAAGGGCTCATACAAGACTATGTTCGAAAACACCTAGAAGGACAAGCTAATTCTTATATTACCAAACTCTTCAAACATAGACAGACCTTCCTCGTTTCGACAAACTCGAAATATTGTGAAAACTTAAAGCGAGAGCATGGATCTAATCATGTTTGGTTTATCATCAGCGGTAATGAAATTATTCAGAAGTGTTTCTGTAGATGTGAAACACTTTGGGGAAGACGAGATGGATTCTGTAAAGACTTTTGTGGACGTAGACATTTGCTGACACCAAATATTACTGATAAATTGTATCCCAAGAAAGAGCAACTAAAGTACTGTCCAGAAATTAAGAAACGTGTAGAGAAGCCCCTCATAGAATATGGTGGAATCAAGAAACCATTGGAGACGTTTATAACAAGGAATATGAAAGCCCCAGAAGGAACCCATGTGGTTAAAATTGAAAAAATGGGAAAAAGTAAGCCATACTTCATAGCTCTCACGACGTCTAATTATTGTGAAACGATTCGGGGTGTACACGATGATATTTCGATGTCGTATATCATCAGGGGGAAGGAGATTACACAAAAATGTCCAAAATGTAAACGAAGTGCCCCAAGAGTACACGTATTAAATGCTGACATTGTAAAGGTACTTAAACAGTAATTTATCTATATATCCATATGTTTACACGATCGGGGCGTAAGATAAAGAAACCTACTACCTTTCAACCCACTGAAACGGACCTGGTCGATGACTACACTGTTGATGATCACGATACAGACTTTGATTCCGAACTTGACACAGAAGATGAAGTAGATTTTACTTCAGATGAAGATGAAGACGACGACGACGACGAAGAAGAGATGGATGAAAATGGTAATCTCAAAGACTTCGTCGTAGATGATGAAAGTGAGTCAGAAGATGCTTAAAAAAACAATGAACTATAATAGAAAATGGAAACTGACATCGGAAACCCGATTGATTATGATCCATCTGTTGATCCTTTAAATAATGAAAAGGTGGATGACAGTAATCAGGAAGAACAACATTATTATAATGATTATTCCATGCAAGTTCCACAAACATTCCCTCCTCCCCCACAATCAGATAAAAATGATTTCTTCTCTACCATCGACAAGTCAACGTGGATTATAGCATTTGCAGTATTCCTCTTAGGCTTTTTTATGGGGAAAACCATGCAACCAGTTATCCTCAGGTATAGTTGAGTATGCAACAAAAGTCCCTATATCACCATAGATAGGTTTAATACTACCAGTCTCATCCATTTTAATGAGTTGTGTTGGATATCTTGGATTAATAAACGCGTCCTCCGTATCTTCAATGAACCCAGCAGTCGTCGAAGCTTCTGGCTCTGAAACTGTTTTGTTTTTTAAATTATATTTTGGTTTAAAAAACAAAATAAAGAAAGCTCCCACCAAAACAATGGTCAAGAGTATTTTTAACATTTCGTTTACTGTATGTGAACATTTTTATCTAAAAACAATGATATATTGTTATTTTTAGACAAAGGGTGTATTGTTTTTTTTTTACAATTATACAGATGAAACTTCAGGTTCATCACTTTCTTTGATCTCCCCCATCTTTCCATCCGTCGACGCTTCAGCCTCGATCTCTCGCCGCTTTTGTCGCTCTTCAACCTCAGCAGCGACGATCGCATCAGCTTCCTTAACGAGTTCTTCCATTGGAGCATCAGGTTTTTCCTTCTGGAGACGTTCGAGTATCTCTGCGGGGTGGGAAATAGGTGCCTCGTCGGGTTTGGTGTAAAACCGTGAGTTTTCATCACCAGGGGTAAAACCAGTTTTCGTATCCATCATTCCCTGCTTACGCTCCTGGAACATACGAGCAGCCTGTGCCTGATTATCACGGTAACCGACCATGATCTCTTCAAGTTTGTCGTTCGTGTAATGAACATCCTCAATCTTTGAAGATTCTGGGGGGATGAGAAGCCATTTGTACATATCTACGACATAGATATCGAAAGTGGGATCCTCCCTTTGAAGACGCTTTGCATGGTTCGCTGCCTCATCACGAGTCCCGAACGCACCACGAAGCTTGACGCCTAACTTATCAGTCTTCTGGGGTGAATCTGGGCCGACGATGGAGATGCATGCAAAAACTTGTCCAGGGACGGTGGTATAATCTTGTTCAAGAGACATTATATCTATCTATGTAGTTAAAACTTTAAGCTTCCTAAGTAAGACTATTAAAAACACGAAACTATGCTTAAATATGGAAGAGATTCGAAAGAATCATAATGATGCCAAGAGAGACCTCATTCAAACCGTGTCACAAAAGGGTTGGCATATCCTCGATGTTGGTTGTGGGTTTGGTGGAGATCTTCAGAAATGGCACAGGTGTGGGGTAAACATAAACATGTGTGATCCAGAACCCGACGCACTAGAAGAAGCGAAGTCTCGTGCGAAAAATATGCACTTGCGTGTCAACTTTTATGAGGGAGACATTCACAACTGTCCAAACAGAAAGTTTGATGTTGTATGTTTCAATTTTTCACTCCACTATATATTTGCCTCAAGGGGTCTGTTTACAAGTTCCATCAGGGAGATTAAGAAACGTATAAAACCAGGGGGTCTTCTCATTGGAATCATTCCAGATTCAGAAAAAATCATCTTCAAAACACCATATCAAGATGATGCTGGTACATTTTTCAAAATGAAAGATCATGGAAATGGTGGCTTTGGTGAAAAGTTATTCGTACATCTGGCTGATACACCTTACTACACAGATGGACCGAAATCGGAACCAGTGGCATACAAGGACCATTTGGTGACCGGATTGGAAGACTTGGGATTTAAATTACAACTTTGGGAGGGACTCTCAGGAAATCCTATCTCAGAACTGTATAGTAAATTTATCTTTGTATATGATAGATGATCGCTCTGGCTTTACTCATTGTCATCAATCTTTTGATTCTCAAGATGACACGTGAACCCCTTGTCCTTGTCGAAGTGAGGCAACGATACAATAAACTTCGCGATCACATCGTCGAAACGAATAATGAAAAGTACATGATGATCAAGAAACCTGTACCCCTCACGGGAATGCAACGAATGAAGGGAAGTGTGGGATACAATACTAACAAGGGTGCGGAGATTGTCGTGTGCCTAGATGGAACTACCAACGATATCTTCCATGTACTCATCCATGAATTGGCTCATTGCACAGTGAAAGAATATTCTCATTCCGAGGCGTTTTGGAAAAATTACATAGAACTTCGAGACATGTGTGTGGAACTTGGCATTTACGAAAATATCCCAGAGAAGAAGGAGTTTTGTGGTCAGCACATCCAGGATAAATAATCTCAGTGTACTTTAAAATGAAAACACCTGTGAGTGTGTTGTTGATGGCCATCGCCTACTGGATACTCATTTATGGAGTGACACTCGTTCCTCAATATGTCAGTAATTATTATGTCAATCTCCTGTGGATGACAATCGTCATACCGAACGTTCTTCGTTTTGCCATTGGAAACATCCCTCGTCTCGCGGTGGATCGTGTATTTTTCCTGACATCGACCCTTATCGCCCTTGTATTGACTTTTTTGATCAACCAGATTTTCAGTGAGACCAAGGATGCAATGACTGATCCCGATGCTTCTAACAACAAGAAACTTAAATTGAGTGGCTTGTTGGCAGGGACATTCGCAGCGGGAGCCCTTGCGACGTATTTTATGGGTATTGATACCTCGATTTACAGTAATATGGGATGGGAAACAGCCGCTTAAGGCTTAACAATGTAGTCCTTCATAATATAGAAGACCGCAGCCGCCACGACACCAGTAGTTGCAAGACCAACCACACTTCTACCCCCTTGTTCGTTAAGGAACTTGGGGATAGAGGTCGCAAGACGGTCCTGGACAGGCTTGCTCACAGCGGCAGCAGTGCATACAGCAACGAAGAGGGCGGTGAGTTGATCATCCGTGAGATTGAGGGGATTCTTCTTCTCAGGCTCGGAAGGTGCTTGGGAAACTGGGTAAGCGCCCTGGGGTTGGGGAGCGGTCATTTGAGGCATCACACCTTGCATGCGGGGCTCATCGGTCATCATAGGGGGGTCCATCATAATGTCGTTAATGGGAGTAGAATCCATTGTCTCTTTACTTTGTCCCATATTTTTTTCAGCTTTAAAAGACGTAGAAGGATTATCGTGAAGAGGCACCATTCCTTCTCCATCGTCGGAAAGATTCATAGTGTGTACTTGGTCTGAAGCCATCTATTATATCACAGTGATTTTTGAATTCAATACTCAACGCGTCTTTGTGATTTTCAGGTTTGTTTTTTTCGTCGCCTTCTTGGCATCATCTTCTTTCTGCTGGGAGTGTTTAGGATTATACATCTTCTTGTGAAGTTTCCATAGGTCTGGACCCCCAACCCTGAAATTCTTTCTCACGGTGGCCTTGTACCAAAACACACAATCTTGTATCTTGTTAGATTTCACCGTATTGTCTAACACGAGACATTCATAGTTTTCTGTGCATGCATCCATCACTTTACAAAACATATCGAATGAGGGGAATATACCAAAGAATGACTTGTACAACTTTTCTCTGTTCTGAATGATATTCTCCCTGAGTATAAACACATAATCCACATTGGCTCGAAGGGCTGGAGGAAGATCCATGACATACTGCATCGTAAGCATGAAGAAGATCTTCCAGTGTCGACCATTCATAAAACATTGTCGAATACAAGTGTCTTTCAGAAACTTTGAATCGTACATACAGTCATCTAGAAGCATGAAAGCTCCACAATTTGTCTTTCCTGCACCCACCAACTTACGTTGTCTTGCCATCACTCGTTCAATGGCGTCTCTGTCATAATCACCATAAATGAACAAATCTGGGATAAAATCTGAATAAAAATGGTTCCCCTCCTCAGTCCCTGAAAGAACTATACCTGCTGGGAGATGTTTCTTGTGATACATGATGTCCTTCACGAGGGTTGATTTACCAGTATTACGCTTACCAATAAATACAATGACCTTATCGTCCGCAATTGATTCAGGTTTGAATTTTTTCAATTGAAGATTCATTCTACTTTAGTGGCTCGTTTTATTTACCAAAATTTTACTCATATACAGTAGGAATGGCTGGTCGTCTGAGACTTGTCGCCACCGGAGTCCAAGACCAATGGCTCACAGGTGAACCACAATTTTCATATTTCCTGACGAATTTTAAAAGACACACGAAGTTTGCATTCGACTTTGTGGAAAGCCAGTTTGATAGACAACTCGATTTTGGAAATATTGTAACATGTAATATTCCAAATGATAAAGGTGATCTGGTCAGTAATTTTACACTTAAAGTCACGTTACAGGATCCAACCCCTGATGCGGGTGGACAAAACACGACTATATGGTGCCCTTCTGTGATAACCCATCTTATCGAGTATGCAGAACTTCTCATTGGTGGTCAGCCTATTGAAAAGATCACAGGCGAATACATTTATATGCACCAACAACTTCATAATACAAATGACGACACAGAAAAGACTCTTTACTATTTGAATGGCCACGGAAATATACTCAGTTATCAGTCTGGTACACCATACACTTATTTCATAGATCTCCCATTCTATTTCTATAGAAATCCATCTTTGGCTATACCAACATGTGCCCTCACAAAACAATTCGTCGAAGTGAGAATCAAACTCAGACCTCTCGCAGATCTCATATTTGGGGGTGCTCCCTCTGGTGTTATCAGTTCAATTCAGAAGTTTTCGATCGATACAGAGTTTATGTATGTGACACCCGATGAGAAAAACTTTTTAATGTCTCGTCCACTTGATTATATCATCACACAGGTTCAACTTGCTCAATTCAAAATGAAAGCTGGTGAAAATGAAAAGTCTGTGATGCTCAACTTTTCACACCCAGTCAAAGAGTTGTACTTTGTTTCACAATCTCAAGAATCTGTTCAAAACAACTACCCAAACGAATATAATACAATAACGACTGCTGAGTTGAGATTCAATAATGAGGTTGTATTCAAAAGGAATTCAAAGTTCCTGGTTTACGAACAATCACTCAAGCATCATGTAAATTGTCCACTCGCAGCCGAAACTACCCCAGGAGCACCTTTTAATAGTTCTCAGTACACCTTCGGACCAGCAAAGTTTGGAATGTATTCATTTGCATTGAAACCTGAATCACCCCACCCAACTGGTCAGGTGAACATGAGTAGGATTTCACATAAAGTCTTCACGATTAAGATAAATCCTATAAATCAGGTGGATGATAATAATACGAGAGTTTATGCAATTAACTACAATATATTACGTATTGAGAGTGGTTTAGCAGGATTAAAATTTTAGATAGATATAGTAGTAATGGCTGGACAAGTTCAACTTGCTACCTCTGGACCTCAAGAGCAGTTTTTTACATTGAATCCAGACTACAGTTATTTTGTAGAAAGTTTTAAGAAACATTCAAATTTTTCTACACAGTATGTTGATGTGGATCCAGAAAATCAAGTAAACATTGGAAGTAAAGTTATGTTTAAGATACCACAGAACCAGGGTGATCTTTTGAAGACACTCAGTGTGAAGTTCACTCTCCCAGCTTTGACTGGTAGTATGGTATATATCGAATCCGTTGGTCACGCACTCATAGAGTATGTAGACCTTATCATAGGTGGAACGGTTGTACAACGTCTCACTAGTGACTATCTACAAATATATTCTGAACACTATGTCACCCAGACAAAACAAAAGGCTCTTGAACAATTGATTGGAAAATATCCATTGAGAACCTCGGATAAACTTGTTTCTCAAGTGAATGGTAACGCTGATATACTCATTCACAATACACTTGGTTTGGGTACAGATGAAAGTTTTTTCGTGGATCTCCCATTCTATTTTCATCAACATCCAGAATTGGCCATACCCCTGTGTGCCATACAAAAACAAGAAGTTGAAGTGGAATTTAAATTGAGGAATGCTCAGGACATTGTGGTCAAAGTCAATGGTAATTATGAAAAACTTGTACAGAATATAAACGTTTCAGATTTCAAATTGTGTACAGAGGTTGTCTACATAGATTGTGTTGAGAGAGTGAAAATACAAAACACTAAGAGAGATTATCTAATTACCCAAATTCAACAAAACGCTTTTAATCTTGGTGTCGGTGTGAATGGGGGTACGTTCAGACTCAATTTTGTAAATCCAGTCAAAGAATTGTACTTTGTTGTTCAGAGAGAGGGGACTACGGGTGATGGAGTTACACAGGGAAATTTTGTAACACCATTCGATTATGACAATCTCTCTGCAGTCATAGATGATAAACTCGTTCTTTATGAAAATCTCGACTACCTCACACTTACACTCGACGGTCAAAATATTATTACACGGGACACTGGAAATGTTGTATTTCTCAAAGCTGTACAGGGGGGGGTTCATCATTCTAAAACGCAATTGATTCGAAGATTTTACTCCTATAGTTTTGCACTTCAACCAGAAGTTTGGTATCCAACAGGTCAAATTAATTTAAGTCTGATAAAAGAACAACTTCTTGAGATGAACCTAACAGATAGTCCCAATTTTGCACGCCAAATACGTGTATACGCAAAGAGTTATAACATTTTACGCGTAAGTGAGGGAATTACAGAAACACTTTTTTAAAGTTAAACATTAAAGATGAATATGCAAACAGGATTCGATGGTGGCGATGGGGATCAGATGGTGCAAGGATACGTTAATAGTATGATTGATATTATCCTACCAGTGATGGAAAAGAGTATGGTGTTGGCTGGTGCCTATTGCAAAGCTTGTGGAAGAGATACTATACTTCCAGAAGATATGGAATATGCGACTAAGTATTGTGCAATGTATACAGTTGGTCAAGATATTGGTACACTTTTTCCAGATATTTACGACGATGAAGAGTCCGATGAAGATGATGTCAGAGAGGTAGACCCAGAAGACTGTCCACCGTTTGAGAGATACACAGGCGACGACGAAAAAATTAATTTGATGAATCAAGCATATGATCATTGGGAATCTTGGGTTCCCCAAAATCCGACAGAACGGATGTTAAAAAATGCTATTAATAGTAATGAGCACCTCGGAGCCTGAAGCATGGTCATTCTCTGAAGATAAGTTTAAGAAGTATGAATCTGAGAACAGCTCTAGTGAAGATTCATCTGATGATGAACAACTCTTCTCAAAAACAAAAACAATTAAAACAAAAAAGTTTAAAAAAATGGTAAAAAGGGAGAAACTTTCATTTGAATAATTTTCTCAGGATAGTGTATAACATACACAATGATGGATCAAGCCGTCGCAACTGTCAGCCTCGTTACACAAGAACTTGAGACCCAATCGCTCAACGCGATTGTCGCGGGTTTCTCCTTCGCCGCCGCTATGTCCTGGATGGATCTCGTCCGATGGGTCATCAGCAAGGTCGTTAAGGTGCCTAAGAACGGTGGTACCCAATACGCCCTCACCGCGGTCCTCACCACCCTCCTGTCGATCGTCGTCTTTATGACTGTGTCACGCGTGTCAACTCGTGTGTCCAAGCCAGTTAAACCAGTTTACGCACTGACCCGGTAATTTCTTTTAGACTTTCCGGACATCAGAGCTATTAATATCAAACCGAAAACTAACACAATACCGATATAGATTTTCCAATTATAAGGATCTTTCTCCACCTTCTCGGAGATGCTTATAGATGTTTTCTCTCCAACTTCCTCCTCCTCCTCCTCTATGGGAACTTTTGTAAGATTCTTTAATTTATCAGTAGAACACGTAACTTCAAACTTCAATATATGTTCTTGATTCATAAAATCATAAGGAATCAATCTTCCGTGACTCATATAGAAAAATTCAACGCGAATGTCCTTGATGTATTTTAAGGGACCGGTGTGAAAATGGTGCGTGAGAATGTCATCGGCACCGCTAATGTTTATAAAGTCTGTACCATTCAATAAGATGTGACCTGTATAAAATGGTGTTGATGTGTATACACTTTGTGTAAATTCATCCGATCCACTCGAAAGTTTAATAACGAGTGTATTAGGTCCTACAAGATTGACAGCACCTGAAGTCAATACATTACTCGTCGAGTTGTAATCATCTGAACCGAAACCGAGCACTTGATGGGGTGTTGTCACAACCGATGATTCTTTAAGGTATCCATTGTCTCCTGTGTAAAATTCTAACGTGAAAGTGTTTGATGTACCAACATTTGAAAATGTTAACTTTTTTGTGTCTGTGTCAAAATTAACTTCACTAACATTTGAAACAGGTGGGGCGAGTTCCGCTTCAAGATGTGTAGCTAAATCGCCACCAGTGGGATAATCAGCATTCGTCAATGTAACAGTTTGTCCATCTACACTGAAAGTGTTGTTAGTTGTACATAAAGTCAATTGTGGTGTGGGAATACGAGCCGATACGAGTTTAATTTCAGAAACATCATAGATTGGATTTTCTAGGGTAATGACATAGTTATTCGGACTCGAGTACGTGTTAGAATAGGCGTCAATAATGTATGTATTACTTTCATCGTAATATGTATTTGATGCAATTACATTAATTCCACGCTGACTACTATCAATAGAGAGGTTGTGTACCTTCATTAAAATATAGGGATAATATTTTAATGACTGTTTTCGTCTATATATATAAATTATTACTGGTAAAGACTGTGTGCGAGGGGGTTGTTCTGGAGTTGTCTCTTAGCCACATCCAGGTTTTGGGTGTTTGGATTCGCATTACCCTTATAGGCATTGAACTGGTGGAAAGGTTTTTGTTGGTAGTTTTGGGTCCAAGCACCATTGGCAGCACTCACACGACCGTCGACACGAGTTGTGTCCGAACGAACCGTAGTGAGGACACCACCCTGTTTGAGAGCCGACTCGCGAACGTTCATACGACCAGCATTGCCCATACGGTTAGGCTTGCCACGACGATCTTCGGGACGGAAACCATACTTCATGAGCTGTTCATTCGTCTTCGCAGTCACCTGAGCAGCAGCACCACCAGTATACGCACCGTGATGGCTATGAATACCTGGGGTAGGCTGGTTGTAATATCCGTATTGCACATCGTTGCGATCAGTCTTGAATCGTGTAGGATCCTGTGACATTGTTTGAGCGGAAACGAATCGTTTAGCACCGTTATATCCTAAACCATCTTCACGGAGACCTGTCTCTGAGCGATTAGTAGTACGCTTGGTTTTTTCATGTTCAGTGCGAGGCACAACACCCGACATACCCTGAGCACGACCAGGCATAGTGGGAAGCCTGGATGGAAGGTAAGCAGTTGTTTCAGGTTTGTTATGTGTGAGCTCACCAACCTTAGTCGACCGACCACCAGTAACATCTCGAGCTGGACCAGTACGTCCTGGGAGAGTGGTCAACCTGTACGCACCAACATTTACTGGGTTGACCCTGAACATCTGCTGATGACCCCCAACAGCTGGAACATTGGCACCTACACCGAGACCTGGACCAACAAGTTGCTTCTCAACTGGGGAAAGATTGTTCATTCGACCAGTATCATACATACGATTTCGCATGTTCAAGATTTCTTGGCCACCACTTCTCTGTTGTTTAGAAACATCAGCAAAGCTTTCCATTTCTCGTTTACTGGAAACTTCCATTGTTGGTTCGAAATTTGTAGTTTCGACAATTCGAGGACTTTTTATAACAGATACATCGTTATCAACCTTAGGTGGAACTGATTTGGTACTTAAGTTGCGTCCGGCGTACACGAGACCAGCTACAGCCATAAGTGAAATGGGATCAGCCATTCTTACTTCTTACTTACATTTTTATTAACATATCTTTTCTGAAACAAACCATTCTGGAGTTCGGCACGAGTGCTCGCGGGTTCATAACTCTGTGTGCGGAGGGGGACTTTACATTCCATATTGGACAGTGGGAACAAATTTCGTTCATAAGTTTGGACGATATTCTTGTTGAAACGGGAAGTGGATTGGGGACGAAGTTCATCACTCGTCTCGATGTACTGAGCTGGGGAACCCTTACCAGCCTTATAGGGAGCGGTGCCGTACAACATGGTGTTGGGTCGACATCCCCCACAGTTTAAGGTACTGGGCTGAGGATACACAAAAATTTCATCAGTTGCCTTCACAGATGGGACGGCCCCTTTATTTTGAACGATGGAAAGACCAGGTTGGAGCTGATATGCCATTTATTATTACATAAGAATTTTAATCTATCTCCCAAACATTCCCGAGCGCTTATCCCCATTGGGGGCGAGACCTCCGAAAGATTCGAGCTGGACACCGCGTGCATCTGGACTACAGAATTGTGTGTCACTCTTACACATTGGAGCATTCTTGGCACCGTAAAGCCATTCAGCAAATGCCGTCTGATCCCCTGGAATTTTAGTCACAGGGTTCGAGATGAATTGACGCTCTGCAGCATTTCGAAGATACTTGGGCAACGGTGTACGAGATCGCCCAGAATCATAAGGAATACGGTCGCTGTTATTGCTCTTTATAAACGAGTTAACAGTGGAGTAATAACAAGCCTCTAAACGATTTGGTGCATCAGTGTAATCAGTAATCAAAACGTTTCCCATAGGGTTGTCCTCTGTGGGTTTTTGACAAGCAGAGCCCTTAACAACACCCGAGCCATACGTCTCTTTCACCATTTTCGACCTGTAGAGGACAAAGATCACGGTAATCACCGTAGCACCCAACACGAAAATACGAGGATCGCGACGGGTCAGATAAAGAATGCAACTGACATAGATGATAAAACGTGAAGCGGCGTTCACCCGATCTTCTGGAGTTTGTTCTGAAGTCGGCCAAAATTGAGCAACCTGGTCGGCTCGAATGAGCTGCTGAGGATCGTCAAACCAGGCCTTCATTTAATATATGTGTAGGTTTATTTTTTGGGTAGACCACCAAGCATGCTACCCATCATCTTCATAAGAGCATCCTGGTCCAGTTCACCACCTTCAGTATCCATCTTGTCAGCACATTGCTTAGCAATACCTTCGATCATCTTAAGTGTGTCATCAGGGATGGAAGTGATAGTAGTACCGAGCATGTAGAGAGTCTGGAGATATTGCCACGTCGCACCCTTGGTATTGGCGGACATGCGCTCCCAATAGGACTTGATGTTGAGATCTTTCAAAAAATCAATCGTATCAATCTCCTTGAGTAGGAAGGATTCATCCTTCGATGAAATCTTTTCAGCGTATGGAGTTACACCCGACATAAAACCATCCACAACGAGTCGCGGATTTGTAGACTTCAGTAGATCGAACGAAGTCATCATCTTCTTAATGCCTTTTTCCTCTGGAAAAGTCTTGTGCAATTCCACAAGAAATTGACCCATCATATCATTGAAAGCAGTGACAGACGCCATTTTCTTATTATACTAGTGTAATCTTTAAGTTTAGAAAGGTTCGGTCGAAATAGTTTCCTTTTTACCTAATCCACCTGATATTATGAAAAATACCAAAATCGCATTAAGAGCCGCAGGTTTGGTGTATTTGTTTAATTCTAGTTTCCCTTCATTGTTCAAATATGCTTTGAGATGGATGTACCCCGCGGTAATACCACCCGCGATGAGAGCAGCACTCAGTGGGTCACGTAAATGATCGGAGATCTCCATTTAATTATACCTGGGATTTTTTGTACGCTGCTCTGGTGCATCCCCAAAAAGTACATCATCTTCTTCCTGGGGTTGTTCTACAGGTTCAGGTGCTCGAACACCTGGAACAGTTTTAAATTCATTCTCAAGACCAGTAGGTTGGAGTTCGGGCTCTCCCATAGGCTCACCCAAAGGTTCACTCAAAGGTTCATCCATAGGCTCACCCATAGGCTCACCCATAGGCTCACCCAAAGGTTCTGGTTCGGGCTCTCCCATAGGCTCAGGCTCACCCATGAGCTCGGGTTCGTCGTCGACAACTTCTGGATCAATACTATCTACAATCTCACCATCAAGAGAGATGTCACGATTATCCTGGGACATGTACGTTTGAAGAATCTGTTGTACAGGAATCAACTCTTTCACAGTGTTTTCGATACACGTCCAAAAACGCACAGTCAATTTTTCGTCGCGAACATATTCACTTTGCTCTTCGTGGAAAATGTATGGATCCTTGTAAATATCTTTCGCGACATTGTTGTAACACGTTTGAATAAAAACTTCCTCAGTTGGGAGTTTAAGGGAAATCTTTTTGTTATCCGCCTTGAGACGAACCGAAGAAAGAATTTTAGTGCACGCGACGAATACAGCGGCTAAGAGGTCACCAAACCAAGAACAACGACTGGTGATGTTATCGCTATGTCTCTTGGACATAGCATTTGACCAGTTTGGAACTTCTTTAAGGATTTTTTGAAACATGATGAGCACCTGTTTCCCTTTAGACGTTTTAATTGATTCATTGTACATTTCCTCGAATACTTCAATCATAGGTGGAGACATAATGAGGCAGAGTTGTCCAAGATACTCCTTTTTCGCCTCGACCATAATACTCAAATTGTCCATTTATGATTAAAGGGGGTTTTAAAATTAACGCTTCCTACGCACTTCGCCTGTATTTGTTTGCAATCTTCTTGAGATTCATTAGATTTGGGAAGTCTCCATCTTCCTCTTGTTCCACCTTTTCCTTTTTCTTTTTTGGTTTTGACCAAGTGACGTATATATCATAGTCACTCACAAGTTGTACAATAAAACCACCCAAAGTGAACTGTCTCGCTACATATCTCGCGGCAGCCGAGCGGTCAAACGCTGGATAGCCTATGAGAAATGTTGGTATCGTCATAAATAACTGTTTATGCCCAAGTTCTACAGATTGTTTTATTTTTGTAGAAAATTGAGTGTATATTTTCAAGTAAATTTCTTTACGAATCTGTTTTCGCTTGTCATTTATCTTGACAACATCATCGATGCTCAACATTACAATTACTGTAATTTATTTTTCACCGATTCCAACTCAGTACTCTTGGGCATGACAACTTCCTTGACCAATTCATATTTGATAAACTCTTTACCTTCTGATCCTTCTGTAAAAGGTTTGATGTTTTGAGGAGCTTGGACACCAAGGGGTTGAGTCCTAAGGGAAATAATCCGAATCTTCCCATTTTCAACTTCATATGAAGCCACCACTGAGAACCCGTACGAGAACCCACCATTTTTCATCGTCATGAACATACATTCGTAGATCTCCTTCTTGTCACCCTTGTAGTGCTTGACTGATGTAGTCTCAATGATATATGTACACAACCCAGTACGCTTAGAAATTTCCTTGTTCGCTTTGAGAACAAATTCTTCCATCATATCATTGTCAATACTGGCTTCAACTTCTTTGTACCCTGATAAGTCTGGTCTGGGGTCGTCAAGTTTTACAGAATC